AGACAACGAGAAGTTCATACACTTCAACAGATGTAGGATTAGAAGATACATCTGAAAGTTTTGGATTGCCTGCAACTGCTGATTTAATGTTTGCATTAATATCAACAGAGGAACTAGAGGATTTAAATCAGATAATGATTAAACAATTAAAGAACAGATATAATGACCCTACAATGAATAAAAGATTCATATTAGGAATAGATAGAGCAAAGATGAAGTTATATGATGTTGAACAAGTCGCACAAAAAGATGTGTTAGACTCTGGACAGAATGAACCAGTCTTTGACAATACTGGTGTTGGAAAAAGATTAGGAGAGAAGTCTTATGAAAAGTTTTCCGACCTCAAAATATAAAAAGTACAAGGTTAAATATTTTGTTGATGTGGAATGGAGAGATAAAGCAGCTTGCTATGTTGTTATTGAATTACCGACAAACGATGTTGTCCAAATATTTAAATTCAAGGAAGACGCTGAAGAAATGGTTTCAACTCTAATGACTATAAGACCATTTGGTAGAGAACCTTTACCAAAATTCTTAAAGGAAAATGTATGGTAGATGATCCAGTAAAAGACCACCCACCAATATGGGGTAAAGAAGGTAGACAAATATTATTCAAAGAGAGATATCCAGTTGTTCTCAAAACATATGACAAATGGAAAACTCTTAACCCTATATTAGAAAAGTTTATCAGACAACAAGGTGATAGAATAAATTACAAGTCAAATGTAAAAGCACAAATGACTGAATGGAATATGCAATTAGAAGCTGGTGGTGAACATTTTCAAGAACTAGTAAACTGGGTAAGAGAAATTTCAATAGAAGTATCACCAGTACAATTCATTCCAGATTGTTACGATTGTTGGGGTGCAGTATATAAAAAGGGAGAATATACTGTATCCCACGACCATTGGCCTGCGATATGGTCTTGGACATACTATGTTAATGTAACTAGTCAATGTTCACCATTAGTATTCACAAACACAGATTATAAAGTACAACCGTCAAACGGATTACTGGTGATGTTTCCAGGCTGGGTAAAACATAAAGTACCACCACAAGAAATTGACTTTGAAAGAGTTATGGTTGCTGGTAATTTAAATGCAAGAACTGGAATGTTTTAAAGACTTGACAAATTTCAATTTATAAATATAGTAGTAATAGAACTATGGAAAAATTGAAAAATGTTAACATTTAAAGAATTTTTATTAGAAGATAAACAAGGCAAAAATCTACACCTTGAACACTTGGAAGATGAGATACTCAACTTTGGTGTCGGTGGGGGTAGAGGTGCAATTAATTTTCTACAATCATTAAGAGATATGTTATCTGGGTCATCTAAAGGTTCAGTTAATATGACTGTTAAGTGGGACGGGGCCCCTGCTATATTTGCAGGCATTGACCCATCAGATGGCAAGTTCTTTGTCGCAAAGAAATCAGTATTTAATGTAAATCCAAAGTTGTATAAAGAAGAATCAGAAATAGATGTTTCTGGTGATTTAAAAGACAAGTTTGCAATCGCATTAAAAGAATTTAAAAAATTAGGAATTAAAAATGTTATTCAAGGTGATTTAATGTTCACCAAGAAAGATTTAAAAAAGGAGAAAATTGATGAACAAACCTTTATTTCTTTTCAGCCTAACACTATCGTTTATGCTGCACCTATGGGTTCTGAACTTGCTGGACAAATCTCTAAATCACAAATTGGAGTTGTATGGCACACCACCTATGAAGGCGATAATTTGCCATCAATGTCAGCAAAATTCGGTGTGGATATAAAAGGATTAAAAAATATAGATAGTGTATGGATGGATAATGCTTCATTTAAAGATGTTTCTGGTAAAGCAACTTTTACTCAATCAGAAACAGAAGAAGTAACATTATACTTATCAACAGTTGGTAAGATTTTTAGACGAATAAATTCATCATTGTTAGAGAAGTTTATTAGACTTCAAAATTCAATGGTAGGGAATTTGTCTGGTGCTAGTCTGAAAACATATAATAATTTAAAAGTAAGACAAGGACAAACTATCAAAAATGTAAGGCAACACGCTCAAGGATATCTTGACCATATTGCAAACCATTTTGATAAGAATAAGGACAAAGTAAAGACACTCGGAGCAAAAGAAAAGATTGAAAGAAATAAGAACGAGTATCTGAGAGAGTTTAAGAAACATATCAGAAATATAGAAAGTGTCATTTCTTTTCAACAAGCCCTTGTGGCCGCAAAGATGTTAATTGTTAAAAAGTTGAATTCAGTTAAACAACTGACGGACACCTTTATAAAAACGAAAAATGGATTTAAGGTTACAAATCCAGAAGGTTATGTCGCAATTAATAATGATGGTAAGGCCGTAAAACTTGTTGATAGAATGGAGTTTAGTTTTAATAACTTTACTGCAATAAAGAATTGGGATAAGTGATGTTAAGATTTAGACAGTTCATAAGTGAAAGAGTTGATACTACTGCAACTGCATCAATAACAGAACTTTTTCCAACACTTGCATTTAATTTAAAATTTAAACCATCATCAGTTGAAGATTTTAAAAAGTTTTTATATAAATTAGATTTAAAAAAAGATAAAAATTCTTTTGTAGTAGATGCAAATAAGAGTGCTGGTGTTGCAGTCATTGATTCATTGACTTCATTACCAGAAAAACTAGTAAAAACAAAAATAGAAAATGCAATAGGTATTACAAATTACTTGTATGATATTAATAGAACTAAAAAGATAAAAAAAGTAGTTTGGGGATATAGACAAAAACCATCTGGTATTCCAAAAAATCACGCTGGTGATATTTTTATATTTTTTTCTAATGGAGATACACTAGGAGTTAGTTTAAAAGCTGGTGAAAAGAAATCTAAAGAACCATTACTTAATAGTTATGTAAGTACACAATATAAAAAATTAAATAAAGAAAGTGAGATTAAAAAACTAGAGGATGATTTGTGGGATAGTGTTTATTCAAAAATACCTGGCATAGATAGTATTGCTAATAAAAATAACTATATGTCAAATAAGAATGGTGTTAGACAATTATACTTAGATTTTTTTGTTGAAAATGAAAAAGGAGCAAATGAATTGTACACTATAATGTTAAAAGTATGTAGAGAACATTTTTGCGATATAGTAAATTCATTAAGTTTAGATGAATTTAAAGATTGGGTTAAAAATAATTTTAATTTACAAGATGCAAAAGAAAAAATTCCATTAATTTTAGTTAAAGCTGTAGGTAAAACAGCAGAACAAAAGAATGATGACCTTGCATCTTTATTACCACTTATTAATAATTTTAAAGCATATTTAAATAAAAGTTCAGTTCAAGAGTGGTTAATTGATATTGAAACACCAGAGGAAAAGAAAACAATTAAAATGAATATTAGAAGTGATTCTGGTGTAAGAGCTGGTAAGAAATTAGCAAAACTTGGTAGACTTGGTAAATTTACTTCACTTAAATTGCAATATAACGGATTGATTTAATGAAAACATTTAAACAATTTATAGAAGCACCAAGAATACCTAGAAAGAAAGGTCAACCAGCAGGGTCTGATAAACATTCTGATTTATATACAGATGAGAATCCTAAAGGTACAATACACGGACTAGGATTTAAAGATGAAAAGACTGCAAGGGCAAGTATAAAGAAAATAAATAGTAGTGATAAAAAACACGCACATAAAATACAAGCTGCGATTGCAATGGAACAAAGAGCAAAAGTTGCTGGTAAAACTAAAGAGGCTGCAATCTATCGTGCTTATATAGAGAAGATGAAAAAGAAAACAAAGGAAATGAACAAATGAAGACATTTACAGAGTTAAAAAAGTATGTTATGGATTTGGATAACGATGTAAGAGATATGTATTCTGTTGACCAAGAAGTTGTTGAGATTATGGATAAAGAAAATCTTGATGAAGTAACTGCAATTTCTAAGTTTATACAAAGAGCAAGAAAAGCAGGAAGAAAGTTAAGAGCTAAGTCTGCATTGTTTTTAAAGAAAAGAATGAAATCTCTTAAAAGGTATAAAAAACCAGAAGCAATTAAAAGAATTGCAAGAAAGAAAGCAATAGATTTGTTAGTGCAAAAGATATACAAACTTCCATATAGAAGTTTACCTATGCAGAGAAAAGCACAGATAACTCAAAACTTTTTATCTAAACCGAATGTTAAAAAGAAAATTAATAAGATTGCGAAGAAACAAGAAAGAAAAGTAAGAATTGCAGACAGAGAGAGAATTGCAAAAATGAGAGCAAAAAAATGATGGAAGATGGCCCTATGAAAGAACACATTAATAGAAGTAAAGAAGGTGTAATTGTTGCAAAGTATATCACTTACACTTTAAAAAATGGTATGTTGGTAAAAGATGTTAGTACGAGAAAATATATGAAATCATCTAAAGGTGATTACATAGATACATCTAGCAGTGAACCAATAGTAGAGGTGGGAAATGAAACTTAGAGAGTTATTAGAAGAAGAGGTATCAAGAAAAGATATAAATGATTTAGAAAAATTTGCAGATAGAATATTAAAAAAATATGGAGTTGATATAGAATTTACTAAACACTTTGTAGATAGAATGAATGACCCAAGAAATAGTCCAGAGATAAAAGTATCTGAATTACAAAGGTTTTTTAAGAAGATTCAAAAAAACAAAGCAAAGAATATAATAAACAACCCAGACATACAAGCTGTTTTAAAAGATATGTCAACTAATTTAAATTTACCAGTTGTTATTAAAACAAAAGGTAATGAAATAGAAGTAACAAACAAGACTATTATGAGAAAACAAAACTTCAAAACACCTAATAAGGTTATTAAGTACGAATCGTTTAGAACTTTTTCAGAAGCAACTGAATCAGTTATATTTACATTTGGTAGATTTAATCCACCAACAACTGGCCACGAAAAACTAATAGAAAAAGTTAAGAAGATTGCTGGTGGAGATGATTATTATATATTTCCATCACATTCTCAGAACAATAAGAAAGACCCTTTACCACTTGCAAAGAAAGTTGCATATATGAGAGATATGTTTCCAAAACATAAAAGAAACATAATCGCAAATAACAAATTAAAAACAGTTTTAGATATTGCAGTTTACTTTCACCAACAAGGTTATGTAGAATTAAATATGGTGGTAGGTTCGGATAGAGTTGCAGAGTTTAAAAAACTATTGACAACATATAATGGTCAAGAAAAACGACACGGTTTTTATGATTTTGATACTATTAATATTTTTAGTGCAGGCGAAAGAGACCCAGATGCAGAAGGTGTTACTGGAATGAGTGCATCTAAGATGAGGGCAGCTGCAACTAATAATGATTATGATACATTTCAAAAAGGATTACCACGAGGTTTTAAAAATGGTAATCAATTATTCAAGGATGTGAGGAAAGGTATGAACTTAAAAGAGAATTCAAAATACTCTGATGAAGAAATTGAAAGAGATTTATATGTCAGAGGTGCAATCTATCAAATCGGAGATTTAGTAGAAAATATAAATGATGGAACTAGTGGTGAGATAATTAGAAGAGGTACTAACTATGTGCAATACACAGATGGTGAAAATGTGCATAAAGCATTTCTTCATTCAATAAAAGAAACAAAAAAAATAACAAAAACAAAACAAGACTCAGATATAAAAGACAGTCCAGGCTCTGAACCAGCAAAGTATTATGCAAAAGGTGTAGGTGATAAAAAAGGAATGTCTGTATCTACTAAAAAGGCAAGAGATGCCCATTTTACAAAGGGAGCGAAAATGGACGATGATAACCCAAATGCATACAAACCAGCGCCTGGTGATAAAGATAAGAAAACTAAACCATCACAATATACTAAAAAGTTTAAACAGATGTATGGTGAAGTTTCAGAAAAAAGAATAGACCCAGCAGATGTTGATGATTATGCAACAGATGATGATATTAAAGCTGCAGATAAAA